CTGATCGGCTGGTGGCTCACGCATTACGCGGCCCAGCGCGGCGAACCGCAGAACGTCATGTCCACGGCGCACAAGCTTGACGTCGCCGAAGACGTCGCCAACGTGCTGTTCCCGATTCTCGAGGAGAAGTTCGGCTTTCAGACATACCGGTCCTTCGGCCGCAAAGAAGCGTTCCACGAAGGCGGATCACGCTGGCGCGTCGTCAGCTCCGGCGAGTCAGCCGGCCACGGAACATCCAACGATCTGGTCGTCGTCGACGAGATCTGGAACGTCAAACCCGAAGTAATCGAAGGCGGACTGCTCCCAACACAGACAGCACGACCGGCACCGTTCGCGTTCTTCACCTCGACAGCCGGCTCAGAAGATACCAAGTTCTTCATCCGTTGGCGCGAGCGCGGAATGCAACAGATCGAAGCCGGCGAGCCAGGCCGTCTGTACATGGCCGAATGGTCACCGCCGGCAAACGTCGATCCGACTGAGCGCCGCTGGTGGTCCTGGGCGAATCCGTCGCTCGGCTACACGATCACCGAACAGGAGCTCGCCGACAAACTTGAAGCGCTCGACCGCGGCGAGTTCGTCCGGCACCATTGCAACATGTGGACCTCGAGCATCGGGTCCTGGCTTCCTCACGGCGCCTGGGAAGCGCTCCAAGTCGACGACCCGATGCCAGCCGGCGGCATTCTCGCCGTGGACTCAAACGCGACCGATATGCGCTACGTCGGTGTTCGTGTCGCGCTCCGCGAAGACGGCCGATACCAGGCTGACACCGAGTTCGCCGTCGAAACCCAAGACGAAATGTGGGCCGCTATCACCGAGTCAATGAAGGACCGATCTGTCGAGCTTGCGCTCACTCCTGGACTCGCCACGATGTGTCCGCTCGATCTGAGCCGCCGCATGACGATCTGGGGCTACCAAGAAATCAACCGATACACCGCGATCGTCAAAGGCATGATTCTTGAGGGCCGGATGGCGCACAACGGAAAAATGACGCTGACCGAACAAGTCAACCGCGCGGTCGCCGGCCGAACCCAAGCCTCGATCACGTTGACAAGCCAGAAGTCGCCAGGACCGATCGAACAATGCCGCTGTATGGTCGCCGCCGCCGGTATGGCCGCGAAACCACAGTCAAACATTCGGAAGCCTATGATCGGAAGTTCCCGCTAGATATCCACAGGCTTGTGGTAACCTTCGCACCGTGGGTCTTTTCCGCACAAAGCCGGCGCCTGCATTCGGAGCCTCCACCGTCAATGCCGCAGCTGGCGGTGCCGGAAGGCCCGGCGCGCTGCAGACCTATGCTGTCGGGGCTGGTACGCAGCGCGCCTTGTCTATCCCGACGATCTCGCGTGCTCGCGATCTCATCGTGTCGATGGTCGCAGCTCTCGACTTCAAGACGTACGTCCTCGAGTGGGACGAAGCCGCCGAGGAGTACGTCCGCCGGTATGTGCCAGGCGAATCGTGGATGACTCAGCCAGATCCGAGCTGCACCCGCAACTTCATCATTGCGAACACGGTCCAAGATCTGATCCTGCACGGCCGCGCGTTCTGGTACATCACGACCCGCTACTCGACCGGATTCCCAGCATCGTTTGTCTGGCTTCCCCACGAGAACGTCACGACCGGCGACCAGATGGGGCCAGAATGGTTTGGCCCATCCAACGACATCGAGTTCAACGGCGTCAGCGTCCCCACCGAGAACGTCGTCCAGTTCCTGTCACCCGTCAACGGCTTGCTCTGGCAAGGCGCCCGCGCGATCGACATCGCCTACCGCCTCGACGAAGCCGCCAAGCGCTTCGCATCCAACGAGATCACCGCCGGCTACCTTCAGCAGAAAGACGGCGAGCCGATGTCCGGCGAGGAACTGTCAGATCTTTCCGCCGCTTGGGCCGAGGCCCGCCAACACAAAGCGATCGGTGCGCTCAACCAGCATGTCGAGTGGCGCGAGTTCGACTCGACGCCCGACAAACTGCAGCTCGTCCAAGGCCGCGAACACGCCGCCAAAGAGCTCACCCGCGTCGCAAATATCCCGCCATACCTCGTCGGCGTCGAGGTCGGCGGCTACACCTACATGAACGCCAACCAAGCCCGCCAAGACCTCTATCTGTTCGGCGCCAAGCCGTACATCGACTGCATCGAGGAAACATTGTCGATGAATAACATCATCGCCCGTGGTAAACATGTCGAAATGAACGTCGACGCCTACCTGGCCGAAGCCGAAATCATGAACCAGGAGCCAGCCGTATGATCCGAATGATCGCAGACAGCGTCACCCTTGACGCCGCCGCCGGCGACGAAAAGCCGCGCACCATCTCCGGCATCGCCGTCCCATACAACGTCGAAGCAACCGTTCTCGGCGGAAGCCGCGTCCGCATCCTGCAAGGCGCACTTCCCACCGACGGCCCCGCGCCACGCTTGCTCGAGGACCACGACACCGGCCGCATCGTCGGCAAAGTCACCGCCCGCGAAGACACACCCGACGGAATGCTGTTCGAGGCGCAGATCGCCAAGACACAGGCCGGCGATGATCTCGTCGAGCTGCTCAAAATGGGCGCCCTCGACAGCGTGTCGGTCGGCATCGAAGCCACCGACTACGAAATGGACGGCCGCACAATGGTCGTCAAAGCAGCCAACTGGGAAGAACTGAGCGTCGTCTACAAGCCGGCGTTCGCAGGCGCCCAGATCACCAAGATCGCCGCCGCAGAAGCGGAGGCCACCCCCGACAACCCCGAACCCCAAACCGAAAGTGAGAATCAAGTGTCCGAGGACATCAAGCCCGAGGTCGTTGAAGTCGCCGCCGAGGCGCCCCAGCCGACCGCCCCCATCTACGCCGCCGCCAAGAAGGAGTTCAAGCTCCCGTCGGCCTCCGAGTGGATCGCCGCCGCCCTCGAGGGCGGACACCGCTGGCACCAGATGAACGACAACATCCGCGCCGCCGCGCCCGACGTCACCACGACCTCGAACGACGGCGTCCTGCCCGAGCCGATCGTCGGCCCCGTCTACTCGAACTACATCTCGCGGCGCCCCGTCGTCGATGTGTTCGGTGCGAAGGCGATGCCTGGCTCCGGCAAGGTGTTCATCCGCCCGTCGGTCTCGACCCACACCTCGATGGCCGCGCAGAGCTCCGAGCTCGCCACCCTTCAGTCCGGCGAGTTCCAGGTTCAGGAGAACCAGGTCACCAAGGCCAGCTACGGCGGCTACGTCACCGTGTCCGAGCAGGTCTCGGATTGGAGCGACCCGAACATCATCAACCTCATTCTTGAGGACATGGGCCGCGTCTACTCGTCCACCACGGACAACGTCGCCGCTGACGCCCTTGTCGCCGGCGCCACCAACACCGTGAACTTCACGGCCGCGAGCATCACCGACGCGACCGAGTGGCTCTCCTGGCTCTACTCGAGCGCCAGCGCCATCCTGTCGAACCTCGGCAACGGCGGCACCCTGCCGACGCACCTGTTCCTCAGCGCGTCGAACTGGGCGGCCCTCGGCAAGCTCGAGGACGGCGACGGCCGGCCGCTGTTCCCCACCGTCGGCCCGATGAACGCCTACGGCTCGATGACCCCTGGCTCGACCAACATGACCGCGTTCGGTTTGCAGGTTGTCGTCGATCCGAACTTCGTCGACACCTCGAACGGCACCATCATCATCGGTGACACCGTCGGCTTCGAGATCTTCGAGCAGCAGAAGGGCTTCCTCCGCGTGCAGGACGCCACCATCCGCGGCACCAACATCTCGTGGCTCGGCTACTTCTCGACGCTGATGCTCGATACCAACCGGTACCGCAAGGCCGCGTTCGTCTGATCCTCCCCCTGAGACACCTGCACCATGGCTAGCTACACGATCACGCACCTCACGCGGATCGAGGGCTATGCCGTGGTGCAGGTGCTCGAGGACACAGAAATCGAGGTCGGCCAAGAGATCGTCATCTCATCGGCCTCCGACGCCACGTTCGACGGCACCCACACCGTCATCAGCACCGAGCCATACGAGCTCATCGACATCACCGACGAAGGCGACCTCGTCTTCGACTGGGATGTCTACTATCCAAACCAGGCCATCTTCATCGACGCTGGCGACGACGTTGAGCGCGACACCGCGACCGGCACCGTCACCTACACCACGACCTGCAGCTGGATCGACGCCGACGACATCACCGAATGGCTCGGCGTCGAATCAGCCACCGCAAACGACACCGCGTTCATCGCAACCTGTGTTGCCGCGGCAAACGCCTGGTGTTACCGGCGCCGAGCATCGGCCGGCTACTTCGACAGCCTGTCAACCGTCCCAGACGGCTCCGTCAAACTCGGGACCGTCATGTACGGCGCCACGCTGTACCGTGAACGCGGCTCAGTCGACGGCTACGCCTCGTTCGACGCGATGGGAACCACTCAGCCGATCGCGTCCTACGGCCGCATTCTGCAGCTTCTCGGCGTCGGTAGACCGCAGGTGGGCTGATGCCTGCCTCCGGAATCTTCATTAGCGCGATCGCCCAGATCAAAGCCGCTGTCACCGCGCTCGGCTACAAGCCGGTGACCGATCCGCGCAACGCCCGCCCGCTCAACGTCTTCATCGAGATGCCGACGTTCAGCGGATTCAACACCAACATCGCCGACATGACGTTCACGCTCCGTGTCCTCGCGCCGCCACCTGGCAATCAAGACGCGACGAACTGGATTTTGACCGCTGTCGACGCCATCCATGAGAGCGACGACATCGCCGTGACCGCCGGCACGCCGTCCATCGCCCTCATCGGTGAGCAACAGCTCCCCGCCTATGATCTAACCGTCCGGCTAGCAACAAGAAGGAACTGACCCAATGGCAACCACCGTTGTTCTCAACCAGGCCACCCTGACTGTCGACTCCGTCGACTTCAGCGACCAGGTTTCCACCATCACCGTCACCGAGAGCTATGAAGCGCTCGAGTCGACCGCGTTCGGCGACACCGCCCGCAAGTTCGTCAAGGGACTCGGCAACCACGAGATCTCGGCCACTCTGATGATCGCGTACGGATCGAGCGAGGTCGAGGAAAAATTCAACAGCTTGGCTGGGACTACGTTTGACGTCGTCGTGACCCCGACGACCTCTGCGACGCCTGGCGCTTCGAACCCCGAGTACACGCTCACCGGCTGTTACCTCGAGTCCGTCACCCCCGTCAACGGCGGTGTCGGCGAGCTGCCGACGATGGACGTCGTGTTCCGCGGCGGCGCCCTCACCCGTAGCACGACTCCCTGATCCCAGTTCATTCCCTAAAGGAGCCCCGACATGAACCTCACGATCCGCATCGACCTCGGCGACGGCCCACAGGACATCCAAACCAACCTGTGGGCTGTCGTCGCGTGGGAACGGAAGTACAAAACCAAAGCGTCACAGATGGCGACCGCGGCCGGCATGGAAGATCTTGCGTTTCGCGCGTATGAAGCCATGAAGGGCCAGAAGATGGTCGTGCCAGCCGTGTTCGACGACTTCATCAAGAAGATCGTCAGCCTCGAGGTCGTTGGAAGTGACGAACGCCCTACCCAAGGGGAACCAGAAGACGCCAGCTAGCCGAACTGCTGGTCGCCGTCTCCTGGTGGCCCCCACACATCGAGTTCGATCTCAAAGACCTCAACACCGTGGTCGATGTGATCGAAGAACAGAAGAAACAGCATGGCAAGCGTTAGCGCAAGAGTTGAAGTGAACGGCCTAGCCGACACGCTCAAAGTCCTGCGCCGTGTTGACCCTGAGCTACGCAAGACGACGATTCGGCGCATGAAACTGGCCGCCAAGCCAATGCAAGCCGAAGCCAAGAAACTGTTCCCCGACTCCTCACCGCTGTCTGGCTGGGGGAATTGGCGCGGCGGCTACGACGGCCGCACCGTCAAACGCAACGTCAAAGTCGCGTTCAAGGGATCGAAAGCCCGCAACAGCGACACGATCCCTCTGCTGACGCTCCGCCAGACAAGCGCCGCCGGCGTCATTTTCGACATCGCTGGCCGCAAGAGCTCCGGCAACAGCCCATCAGGCCGCGCCATGATCGCCCGCCTCGACCAGTACGCGCCGGCCTCAAGGGTTATGTGGCCGACCGCTGAACGCCACATGCGCGAAGTCGTTCAAGGCGT